GCACTTACGCCATATTCGTCCTCATACTGCATTCTGGCCAAGATATACTCCCTGACTAGTTCGGATCTGACAATATCATCGGGTCCAAACTCAACTGAACAGAATGATGGCATGGCTTCGGTTGTAAGCATAAACTGCCTCATACCTGACATATCATAGCGTTTGGACAAGTCTGTTTGTCGGAAGTCTCCGCAAAATATGATCTTTGTATTAACGCCTACTCGTGTCATGATACTATTGAGTTCCATATCGTTCAAGTTCTGACACTCGTCAACGATAACAATGGCATGGTCTAATGTAATGCCTCTCACATAAGATGTACACATAAACTCCAAGTGCTTTTGTTCTACTAATCTCTGATACGGCTTATCTTTTGTTGGAAAAAATTCCTGACACATAGATTGATAAGGCGCACTGTAAACTTCTGTCTTCTCCTCTTCGCTTCCTGGTAAGTGTCCAATGTCTCTACTTGGTACTGCGGATCGTACAATAACTACTTTACCGTAACCGTTCTGCTTATCTAGAACTTCTTCTAACGCACGATATAAGGCAATGAAAGTCTTTCCCGTTCCAGCACAGCCATGCAATAAAAAGGCCGGATTATGTCTGTATTGGGACATAAACTGGCCTTGATTTTCGGTCTTTGCTGAAATCGTAATCATATCGTCAAGAGTGACCTTGAGACTATTAGACGGGCGTCTTTCATTTTTTTCGTTTTGTACTAACTGAAGATTCTTCTTTGACATAGAAAATTCCTATGGTTGGTTAAAGTTAAAGAACCATAATATAAAACTTAATCGGTTAGAGATCCTCCTGCTTTCTCTCTGTGTTTTTGGACAATGTTTCTCGTGGTGACAGACTTGTGGTCTTTGTGTCCGAAGTCACTAGCTAAAGCACTTGTGGGGTTTGCTTCTGCAACTTTGGACAGTACTTCTTTGAAGCCATTCGGCGCTTTAGTACGGTCGCCAGTGGCTTTGACCGTACCAGGTGCGCTTAACATGACAGTTTTGAGTTGTGGATTGTTTTCTAAAAATTCATCACGCTCAGAGATTTTCATGCTCTCCTCTGTGATTTCACCAGTCTCAGTATTCTCAAAATTGTATGTTGGCATTAAATTTCGCCTCTCCTGACAAGTTCTTTTACGATCTTATCTCTCAGCTTAGGCGTTGTTAAATTTGCATGTGCTGCTTCTTTGAGTACAGCAGTTGATACACCAGACATATATGAGTGCTTGGTTACAGTTGTTCCGTTTTTTGCTCGTACAGATGTGCTGGGTCTAAATTTCATTGGCATTATGTTCTCCTTCATTCACTTCAATTATATTGTTAATAATGTTATTTATAACTTTTATTGCTAGACCTGACATTAGTTCAGATGTTCGCATCTCTAACAAACACTTCTTGATATAAAGAGGTTCTATATCTTTTATGTTGTACTTGTTATATTTTATTTCTTCAAATCCATAGACATTCAAAGACAATAGGGTAAGGTCTATCTCTTCTTCTGAATAGAAAGATATCCTATGACCTATGACTTTTGGTTGCTTCTTCTTTTTAAATTCTACTACTTGTCCCATAATATTATTTATTTAACTTACAACTTCTACACCGTACTTATTCTGAAAATCTTTTGCATCCTGTAAATCATTGACAATAGGTTTCCCTTTGATGTTCAGACTCGTATTGAGCAACATAGGACACTTAGTTTTCTTTTTCCATTCTGTTAGTAATGCAAACAACCCTGGATGAGAGTATTCAGTGACAGTCTGTACTCTACTCGTGCCGTCTTTGTGTACAATAGCAGGATACTCAAGCGGCTTTTTACATCTTACAACTTGTTGCATGAATGGCGAAGAAAAGCCTTTGCTCACATTGAAATACTTGTGTACATCAGACTCCAATATCACAGGAGCAAACGGCCTAAACTCTTGTCGTTGCTTGATACCATTTACTTTGTCTTTCATTTCTTGACCACGAGGATCAGCTAGTAAACTACGATTGCCTAGCGCACGAGGACCAAACTCTGCTCTGCCGCTTGCAACTCCTACTATACCACATGATAACAGATTTTCTAGTGCCTTGTCAACTGGATAATGCCCTTCAATTTCTTCACCGAGAAACGCATTGTCGAAATCTATCTTCTGTTTTGTGTGTGCAAGTATAGCACCGAGAGAAGAACCTGCATCACCTGGATTCGGCATGATCCAGTGTTTGTCAAAGTGCTGAGGTATGATTCTGTTTGCAAGACAGTTCAACGCACAGCCGCCCATGAAGACAAGATTATCAGCACCTGTCATGTCTTTTGTCATTCTCAATAAACTAGCAAAATATCGTTCGTAGAGTTTCTGTGTAGCTGCTGCAACATCAAAGTAATCTGCTTCAGTCAGTTCAGGCTTCCACCAAGAACATCCTCTATGAAAGTTTGTACCGTCTAAGCACAATTCTTTTATATCTTTGTAGTATCTATCAGGATTTCCGTACGCTGCCATTCCCATGAGAATGTATTCGTCTTCGTTTGGCTTGAGACCTACTCTTGCTGTCATTGCAGAATAGAAAAGACCAAGAGAAGCAGGATAGTTTGCTGTCCATACTTTCTTCGTATCTTTCCAGATAGAAACAGTATTGAATTCACCTATTGCATCTATTACGAGTGTAGCAGCAGATGCAAAGGGGGAAGTGTAGTAACCAGCAGCCATGTGACTTGCATGATGATTGCCATACTCGACATGGGCGCAACCTAGTCCGTATCTATTCAAATACTTTCTAGGACTCATCCAAACATCA